ATTGAATGTTTGATAGGAAATACCCAAGCAACTAGCTATCTGCTCTTTAGTCAGGCCAAGCGCTGCGTAGCCTTCCACTTTCTCTAGTGTTTCTGGAGTCGGAATCCATTCCGGTCTACCCATTTTTCACCTCGCTTTTGTAAAACACATGCTCGCACGACGGACAGGTGATTGGTTTTTCTGATTTAGGCTCTTCATTCACAACAGGCACATCAAGGTCGACATTGACAGGATCGAATGCCACGTTGAATGGCACGAAATTAAAGTTGGGTAGTTTCTCAAGCTCTACATTAAGCTTAATTAGGTCTGTATAGCCTTGCGCTGCAATCTCATTATCTAAGATTCTATAAGCACTGATTTGTTCTTCGCTGAGGTTTTCAACCAATTCGCATGGCACAATTTCCATACCAATCGCAGTGGCGGCTTCGTATCTTGCGTGGCCACAAATAATGGTCTTATTTCTATCGATAACGAGGGGCTGCCTGAACCCAAAAGACTTGATACTTTGAACAATCGCCTCGAGCTGTCGCACAGGATGCTGCTTAACATTGTTGTCGTATGGCTTGATTTCATGTAATGGCACCATCCGTATGTTCATTGTTGCATTTATCATTTGAACCATCCTTGGTTTCTTGGGTTAAAAATTCTTCTATTTCTTTCTGGCTCATTCCGTGAACCAACATCGTATGATACAAATTAGTAAGCAACTTTCCTGAACCCAAATGCGAGTTCTGTATAGCCATTCTAATTTTCTTTTCTGTTTTATTCATCTAAAGGCTCATTCCATTCTTCAATAACTTCTTTCGGTATTTTAATTGTGTAAACATCTTCTGGCAGACATCGCCTATTCCAAAATTCAATGACTTCCTCCAAAGTACCAGCCATATTAGAGCTTGCTGCACATTGAAGGCATTCAATATAAGGAATGTGCTTACCCCAGTTTATGCAATCACTAATTGTTGCCTCTCCACCGCAAAACGGACATGGCAACAAATTTATTTCAGTCATCGCAATAGCATCCCATATGGCAATTCCAGCAATCAGAATGCCCGTCCATATAATGTATTTGCGGCTTCTCACAGCATGTTTTAAGACATGGGCATTTTTCTACTTCTTGTGCTTCTTGCATTTTCCCGCCTTACAGTTTTTGCATGGTTTCATTGCAATCTAATCCTTAACATATTTAAGATATCGTTTATTTTATCTTCTAATATATTCAACCTTTCATGTGTAGTTTCAATAAACTCTTGGTCTAATCTTTGTATTTCATTAATAGACTTAATCATTTGTTTTGGTTTTTCCTCAGTAGTCATTGCTTATTCAATTCCTTGTCTATTAGCTCAGAAGCTTCTAACGCATCTAAAATTTCTCTCAACACTTTTATTTGTTCTTCACATTCTTTTATACGTTTAAAATCATGAGCTATCGTACTTTTCAAAGATTTAATTTCTTTATTTAAACATTTTACAAACTTATCTTTCGTTTCTATATCTTTATCAAAGATTATCATTGCTTATTACTACTCCCAAAATAATAACTTAATACCATCATAAATCCAGCAGTCATCTGCCCAGCCAGCATGTATAAAACATCATGGTCAGACGAATCCATATGTGTAAATTCGACGGTTGTACACATCACAAAAAACCCCAGTATCACAATAAATGCTATAACATCTAACACCCAGTCCCGCTTTCCAGTAAGTTGTACAAGCTTTAATTCTCGATTTCGGGCATCCTCACGGTCTTGAACTTGGTATTTAATAAGGTCATCATGATACTGATCTTCTATGCTTTTAATCTTTGAAAGTGCATCAGGATCAGCTGTTATAACAGAAGGCAATGATGGGATATCGGTATTGAATGCGCGCGTGATTGCCATTAAAACTGTCCCCAGCACAGGGTTCATCTCTGAAATACCAGAGGCAACCAGAGGGGAATATTTTGCAATGGCTGCTGCTATCTTCTCATAGTCGATCATAACTCACCTGTTCTCATAATATAGGCTAGTTGTTCGTATCGGTCTCTTGCTTGGTTTGCAGCTTTTGAATCGAGTATCTCTTGAGCGGCGCGTTCGAAATCTCCTCGCTCAATTGCATCCAGCATATCGCGAAAATTAAGCAATCCGTTAAACCCCAGGTTAAAGCACATATCAACCAATACAATCTGTCTGTTATCATCCAGCTTAATAAAGAGAGGAATGTAATGAGAAAGCTTAGCGAAAAAATACTGAATGTCATCTTCCAATAACGAGAGTGCTTCGCTGGTTGAAATACCGCGATCAGAAATATTACGACCAATTCCAATGGTAAGATGGCCCGTGGTATCAGTATAAGGAAATTGTCTATAAGCCTCATGCTGCACCAACAAATTCTTTAGTTTGTGTCTTGATTCTGGTGTCATCAGTACAGTCCTTTGTTAACATTAAATTACAAGTCCTATGACATTTCTCACACACATAATAATCAACCATAACATAAACATTACTTTTACAACAACGGCTTACCATAACCCACCCATGCAATGAATAAAAAAATAGCTCCTTCTTTAAGGGAGCTTCGGCCTACCTTGGCCTGAGTTGATGCCCTAAAGCATCGAGGAGTAATTACTTTGTCTTATCGAGCAAATGTGCGACGTTGACATGTAGATTGGTGACATCTTCTTTAATGGTATTTAATAGGTATTGAAGATCAAAAGCGCGGTAATAGCAGACCAAAACAATGGCAGTAAAGATAGAACCCATGAAAAAACTAATTAGCATTTCTAACATGAACATGTCCTTATATTCTGTTGTTAAGATAGTCCTCTGTAATACGCGCGGCTTCTTCCCATCCATACGCGTAGCAGGCATAATGTCCGATTTTTCGTAACTTATCAAGCCAGTTTAGTTGCTCTTCGTGTTTTTTCTTATTCTTTTGGTCACGCCTTTTCATCTCGAGCCAAAATCCATGATATGAATTATTCGGCACAGGAAAATGGTAATCAGGGAGCCCAGCACGCAGCCCAATCATCTTTAGGAAAAACCCTTCTCGTATTGAGCGTTTTCCCTCGTTCACTATTTTGTATAAATATTCACGTAGTACCGGATTATGTTGCGCCCACGCATAGTACGCTTTGCACTCCTGATACTCCGAGCAAATCCATTTCTTCATTTTTCATCCTTGTCCCCCGCGGTTGCCCCCTGCATTGCCCCCGCCATAAAATGTTCCTCATGGAACATATATTGCGTCTAAACTACTCTAACAAGCGCAATATGTTGACCTTAATTACGCACGCATACCCAACTTTTGCTTAATTTCTGCCATATAATGCAAAGCCGTTTCCTTTTTAGCCAGATTGTCCTCCACAGCAAAGACAGTGGGAAATTGTACAACGGTGTTCTTGGCGTAATGAAAGAAGTCCATCACAGTTGGGGGCCGCGCAGCGGGATGCTCTGCGTCTTTCTTGCAACGCAACAGTTGGGTTTTTATCTCGTCATAGGTAAGCCCTGTGAGACCGCCTTTCCAGACCGTCTTGTAGAAATCTTCTACACGAGGCTGTTTCAGTGGTAGCGTCCAGCGCTCCCCATAGAACTGCGCCATACAGGTAAATAATTTATCAACCCATTCCGTCGGGATTGCTTCCATGCAAGCTCCTTTTCAATAAAAGGGGCAAATCAGTAACTTTCACCCGTGTTTTACCCTTTAATAGCGTTTACCAGTCAGCTAAGTGGACAGGAACGCATACTTTCGTCCTAACTATGCCCGCATCTGTCTTAACAAACTCCGGATGCGTAATAAGCCCTGTCTTTTTTTTATAATCAATAATAGACTTAATAATCGTAATTTGTACAGCGGTTTCTGGCAAGCCCTTATCTTCCTTCTCCATTTGCTTAAGTATCGCTTTAAGTTGCTTGATAGAAAGCTTTTTTAACTGATCCATTGTAAGTTCCATATTACGCTCCCTTATTCATCCCTAAGTTTGTCCTAATTTCATTCAGATAATGTGAAATTGTTTCAGGTGCAGCCTTGCGTGTCTCGGTATTGTCTGGTTTAAAGAATGGTATAGCGCATTTAGTCTCATTAGGCTTAGATACAGCGCCTTGGTTAATCGATCTCTGCGCCTTGGTAGATAACGTAGTCCTGTATTCAACTTCTCGCATAAGCCAAATTTGTAGCTCCTGGCGCATAAAGCTGTTACGGCCTTTGCTTTCCAAATGGAGGATAAACTTTTCTAATACGAGATAGGGGTTGATTATGCTTGATTTTTGGGCAAGTTCTGTTTCCTTCTCATTAAACTCGAATTTCTTAAGATTAAAATCAGTGAGAGAGATGCGCTGGCTAGTGTCGCTGTTTTCGGCCGTTCCCCTCTCTCTTTCTTTTTTATTATTATTTTCTTTTTCTATATTTTCTTTATAGGTGCTGTTTACCAGTGTACGGTTAGCCGTTAACGGTTTTTCAGTCAACGGTGTTTTTTCTGTGGATAACTTTGGTTTTCTGGTGGTTTTTGTTGCTTTAGTTGGGTTTTTGATAAATTCACTACCATTATTAACATATAAATCCCATTGGTCGAACCTGCCCTGCTCATTTCTACGATGAATTATCTTAATAAGGTTATGCGCCTTTAAAATGCGCAAATATTTATCTAACTTTTCTCTCCCCATCTTCCCATGTTCAGCTAGGTGCTTCTTATGAAACTGCCATTCATGTGGCAAGCTCATTAAATATACATACAATCCAAGCGCCCCATAATCGGACATATTCTGTAAAACTTCGTTAGGGAAAATGGTGTAATTTGAAGCATCTTTGACTAAACGGTATTTTTCTACTGACATAAATAAATCCTTCTATGGGGGGTTGACCTTATCCATGGGCAACGTATAATTGAATTGCGCAAGGTTTAGGAAAACCGAATGTAAGGGTGCGCTCAGCTTGTAACTGGGCGCACTGTCGTTAAAACTCTCCCATATTACCCCACTTTTTACCCGAAGCAACAGTCCTTCCATTAATTTTATTCGTGCGGAAAATCACCACCAAGTTTCTATCTAAAATAAACCATAAACTTGGTTTCAACATGAACGCCGATGGCGCCGAAATAATTTGCCAAAAAATATATTTCTGTTATCTTGCACAAACCATAACTAAAATGTAGGTTCATACAAATGAGTGCAAAA